CCACAGGGGAGGCCTCGCTGTGCGCCTGGCGCACGGTTGTTTAAAGTGTTACCGTAACACTACAATCCCACAACTAGGAGATAGTCATGGAACGAAAGCGAAATCGGGGGAGTTTTGCCAACTATACCCGGTCTAGCTTTTGGTGGAATACCACCCAAAATCCGAAGCCAGCACCGATCTACTCCACCGTAACTGGTGGGGATGGGGAAGTGCTGAACATGCGTGATTTTGTCGTTTCAAACTTCAAGGCCCGGCAAAAAGCCGGGGAGGTGTTCAACAATCTGTGCTCTCGCATTCGCGAAGTCAGAACCCTGCAGAGCGTCGGTCCAAAGTTCTCAAAGACTTTTGGTGCCGTTACCTACTGGGGTGAACTCCTCGGGCCGTGGGGAACCACGATGCCCTCCCTGTCAGTTCTGTCTGGGCGCGACATCCCGTCGTACTCGGATGCGCTGACTGAAGTGACGACTCGCGCTCTCTCACGTGTCGACAGCCCTGATTATATGGGGCTGGTGGCACTAGGAGAGTTTCGGGAAACGTTGTCGTACTTGAGGAACCCTTTCAAACAGGCCCTCAAGATCGTCAACAAGACCGAGAAGCGAGTGAAGGTTCTCGATCGCAAGATCGACTCGCTCGAGCGGAAGGCCTCCCAGGCCGACCGGAACCTTCAGATCCAGCTACTCCGGCTTAAAGCCTCTGCTAGCGACACCCCGGTCCTCAGTGACCGGAAACGTGCTGCAATACAGAGACTCCAAAACCGGAAGTCAGTAGCTGACTCAATCAACAAGGCAGAAATGTCGCGCGTGCTGAAGGAAGTCGAAGGTACTTACCTCGAACTCCGTTATGCATTGCGCCCGTTGGTTGGGGATGTGATCAATCTCCTTGAAGCAATCGATAAGAAACAGGTGCGTCCGATACGTCAAACGTATCGTGCCGGGGATAAACTCCCGGTACACAACGACTCGTGGGTAATACCCGAGACGTTTAGTGGAATCACCTACAATGCCATCTACACGTATAAACGTGAGGTCCAAAGTTCCGTCGGTTTGCTCTACGAGTTCAAGACTCAACAGAGCACCTTCGAGAAGTTTGGACTTGCAGTCGGTCAAGTACCCGCCGTTTGGTGGGAGCTTGTTCCGCTGTCATTTGTGGCAGACCGGTTCTTGAATATCGGACAATACATCTCCGCTATCACCCCGGTTATCGGCGCTACCAGGATTGCCGAATGGACCACCACTATAATTACAGAAACCATCGCCATTGAGCGAAAGGACTGGAAGTACAGTGATTGGACCACAAGCACACCTGGCACAGGGGTAGACACATATGTGCGAACGACCTATCACAGGTCTCCGCATATTGTGCTTCCCGGCATCGTGGTCAAGGGCAAAGCCCTCGATGCCTTAAAAGACGTAGCCTTCGTCACTGACTTGGCTGCCATCCTCCACCAGAAAGTCCGTGGATTGTCCACGGGAACTGGGCAGAATCGTCTGCAAAACCGCTCAACTCGCTAACGCGATTGGACGGGGGAATATTCCCAAAATCACAAGAGAGATTTTCTCATGACTATCACTGTCAACACCAAAGCCTATAACGCGGATATCGCGACCTCCCCGAACTCCCTGCCTTATGTGGGTCCCAGCAACAGTCTGTCCATTGTCGATCGAATCGACCTGGCCAGAACTATGCCCAAACCCACGGCAACGTTCTCCGGGATGGCCCGCAGCCGCATCAAGCTCGTACGTACCCTCACGCTCACTGGTGCCCTCACGCCGAACGGTCCTCTGACCATCGACGTGAACATCAATGTGCCCGTGGGTGCCGCCGGCGCAGACGTGGACAGTGCACTCTCGGATCTCGCCGCTGCCTTCGGGCAGCAGTGGGTGAAGGACCTCGCAAAGAACCTGGATTTGAACGCTTAACCAAGCGTATCCAGTGCGAACCATCGCCCTCACAGCATTAGGACTTGCAGCCCTAGTGTTAGTGATCCGAAACGACATCGGTCGGCAATTGCCGGCCGATGGTGCACTGCAACAGAAAGGACCATTGAATGTTCAATCTACCCCGTCTCCGGAAAGCGTTGCGCCACACAGAGACACCCGACCCTCACGCCCTTTGGGCGGAGGTTCTGAGGATAGCCGTCTCAACGAATCCATACCCG